GCACCACCACCACCACCGCCTGCTAAACCACCTGTAAAAGCAGCAGCAGCTAAACCTGCACCAGTAGCTAAAATATCACCCAAGCCAGTTTCTTTTTGCGTTCTTTGTCCAATAACCGCAGGAGATATTTGCCCTGAAGCTGCTTGTAAAAGTCCTAATTGATAAGCAGGGAAGCCAAGTTCTCTTTCAAACTCAGCTCGTTGTGCTTGTAATCTAGCTTGGTCTAATACTTGTTGTTGTCCACCAATACCAGATAATAAACCAAGCGTACGATATTGTTCGCCTAACTCACCGCCTAATAAACCAGCTTGTTGTTGTCTAGCTCTTAATTCTAAGTTTGCTTGATTCATTGTTGCTTGTTGCCTACGAGCTGCATCTCTTTCAGCCATATTTAGTGCTTGACCAAAACCTGCTGAACGTAAGCCAGCGATTGTTTGCGCTGCTTCTTCAGCAAATGGTCTAGTAGCTTCTGACTCTATTAGAGCAGAACGACTACCACCAAATGCACCAGCTTTTATTGCTCTGGATTGCGCTCTTTGTTGTTCCATGTCTTGTCGTCTTTGAATATCTGCTAATGCAGGCTCTAAGACTTGTTCTGTGTAAGGATCTTGATAGCGAGCTATGTCGGTATCTAGTAAAGATGCTGCTTGCACAGTGGGCGTGCCTTGTCTTGCCAAGCCAGCTAAAGCACTTCTAGGATCAAGAGCCATAGCTTGACCGAATAATCCTCTAGTTGCTCCCATAACTTGTGCTTGGTCTGGTGTAAAACCAGCAACCATTTCACCTGTGTATGGTTGAAATCCCATGCTAGAAGCTTCTAATCCTCTAGTAGATGCTTCCGTATAAAGATCTTTTAGATAATCAGGTACTTCTGCTGTTGTTGTTGTTGCGCCTTTAGCCATTGTTGTTTCTCATAATTCTTTTCTAATCATATATTCTTGTTTGTAACCAAGATGTTTAGCTTTTCTTTTCCAACCTTTACGACCACCACCATATAATCTTTTAATACCAATGGCTTTAGCAAAAGTTTCAATAGAAGTTAATATTTCTTCTATTTCTTCAAACTTACCACCACAAAACAATAAATTCATTACTTTGTGCTGTGGATAAGTAACAATTTCAGTTATAAAAGCTGATTCCTTACCTGGCCACAAATGGAAAAATCCATGTCTTATTTTATCTTCTACATCGTCTATTGTATAGGCATCTTGATGTTTTAATGCAGGCTCAATAAATTGCTTGCAATAATCCCAATGCACTTCCCATTCTTCTTTTTTAATCACCCTTTGCATATTCAATAATACTAATAACCAAATCTATATTTGCATGATTAACTTGCGCTTTGACAATCTCGCCTTGCGTTAAAATAAGACCTGCATTGACTACTAATTCTTCTGTGCCATGTGCAGCTATATTATGTTGTTTAAATATAAAAAACTCGTTAGAGCTGGTATCAGTTACTGATATGTCTAAATTGGTTTGTTGGTTGCCATGATCGCAAGCAAATATGCCTTCTATTACAGCAAAGGTAAAATCATCACCGCTTGGTGCAGTATAAATAGTTTGTTGTGTAGTTGCTGCAAAAGAGTGTTTTACGTTTGTTGCTCTTTGAATATATTGCGGTTTAGCATCAAAGTCCATTATCTACGACCTCTAGGTTGTACATCCAATCTAATCTTGCCAACTTGAAAGTCTTGCGTAACATCGCCTTCTATTTTCATCTGCACTTGTCTAGCAGAAAATCTAGCATCGGTATAACCATCAGCGTTGAAAGAAAAACTACCAAAATCTGTATCTGCACCTAATGGTGTAAAACGACCAGTAAAACTTAAAGTTATTGCTGGCAAAGTTGTAGTTTCTTCGTCAGGTAAAATTTGATTTACTTGTGCTACTTTATCACCATTACCTATTTCTAATGGGCCTGTTTGACAAAAAGGTTTTCTTGTACCCAATCCTGGTGAATTAAATAAAGCTCTTTTGTCGTGTTCATAAACAAAACCACCAGAATCGCAAGCGATTGGATTATCAAAGACACCTTGATCTATCCAGCAACCTCTATCGAGTTCACCAATAGACCACACATTATCTAAGTAATTCCAAATAATATATTTGTTTGGTGATAGTTGGTCTGTATCACCAACAGGAAAAAACCACCAAATCTCATTGTAATCAATGTTATGTGCGCCAAAGGTAGCTTGTTGCGTTCTTTGTTGTAAGTTATCAAAGATAAAATCATGGACATCTGATTTAAGTTCTCTAACTCTGCCATCGTAAGTAAAAAAAGAGTTTTCACTTATCCAGGATAAAAAGTTACCAGAAGATATAATTGATCTTGGACTGATTGCTTTACAATTTACCCCAGCATCTTGTATGCCATAAACAAAAGGACTACCAACGTAGTACATCTTGTTTATACCAACATCGGTAAAAATAATAATATCGTTACCATACTTGACTGCATAATTAGCTTGACCACCAGTAGGTATTTGTAAATCACCAGCAGTATTCCTAGCAGAAGATGTCCAATTTGTATTATCTTCTCTATCAGACCAGGCTATCTTACGAGGATCACCACCAGAACCGATTGCTACTAAATGTCTTTCGTTGCTAACAATAACTGCTTGACAGCCAGTCGGTGCATTGGTTACTGCCGTAGCTATAGTATCTGGACTGCCACTACCAGCATCAGGTCGCCATTGATATATCTTGCCATCGCCTGCAAAACAAAAAATTAAATGCTCTCCCCAGTTATCAAAAGAAAAACTTTTGGTATCAAATTGTATGCCTGATTGACTTCTCGCATCTCCCCAATCTTCTACACCATAGTGATATGCACCATAACCAGTTGAAGTAATAACATCGTCACCAACAAAACCAGAAGGCGTAATGTCATACCAAGTGCCATTATAAAAAACATTTACTCCAGCTCTAGTACCAATAGCTAAGACTTCTTCACCATCATTGGTTTTGTAAGAATACATACCTATTGGAACTGCTGGTTGAATAACTCTTGAAGCAGATGAAGTTGCAGCAGATGTACCAGTACCAGTTGTAGCGACAGTAAATGTCGTGGTTGAAGGCACAGTTGCTACTGTAAAAGTAGTGTTGATTTGATTGGCAGTAATGCCACCTGTAGCTGCAAAATCTTCTAAAACGACTGTATCGCCAACAACTAAATTATGCACAGAAGTTGTAGTAACAGTTATATTTACACTTGATGATGCAGTTGTGACTGTGCCACTAAAAAAAGTACCGATTGGATTTTGTCTAAAAAATGTCCAACCACCCAAAGGTTTTAAATAACCATTTTCAAAACGTACTAAATCGCCATCAACAAAACGACCTTTGTTGGCATAGTCTGTACCATTCTTTATTATTCCTGCTGGGGGTGTTATTTGTACTAACGCCATGACTTATCTCTAAAAGTTAAGCCGTTCTTTTCCACATATAAACGACTATATAAGGTTGAATTGTACTTATTGTAATACTTGGATTTGTAGTTGGATTTGCAGTATAAAAATTACTTGTATCTGGATCGCCAGAGAAATCACTTGCTGCACCAGAAGAATTAAAACTACCACTTGTAAAACTTTCAGAAAAATCTATACCAGAACTAGCACCAGATCTTGTGCCATCAAACCATTGATGCACATGATTAGGTAAAGTTGTTGAAGCAGTTTTACCACCGCCTGTTTCTTCAACAGTATCAAAATCTGTATCAGAAGAATCTATGCCTACAGGTACTTTACCAGCACCAAAAGCTGCCCATGTACCAAAACCCAATAAAGTTCCAGGATTTGTGCTGTTTGCAGCATTTATATAAATTGATCCTACTGGATATATTTTGTCAAAAATATCTGTGCCATTTATTTGTACTTCTCCACCTGTGGTGTTGATGTTGCCAGAAGCAATTACAGTAGTTGCTGCAACTGTACTAGCAGAATTTGCGCCAATCGCTGTGCCATCTATTGCACCGCCATTAATATCTACAGTAGTTAAAGTTGAAGTTCCAGCACAAGCAATACTAGCTAATGTTGCTGTGTTAGAAGAACTAAGCGTAGTGAAAGCTCCTGTATTAGCAGTGCTTGCACCAATAGTAGTGTTGTCAATCGCACCACCCTCACAATCAATCGTGCCATTTACGTCTAAAGTACCACCAACTGTAAGAGTTTTGCCAGAGCCTACATTAAGGCCTACTGACGTACCATTACCAGCACCATTAAAAATACCATCGACAGCATCAAGATTTGTATTGATCTTGCCACCCCACGTATTCGTACTTGCGCCTACTTCTGGTTTAACTAATGATAAATTGGTCGTATTTGTATCTGCCATAATTAGAAATTATATATTATTTTAACCACCTATAGTTTTTGTTTGTACTACAGGATTTACTAATTCGTTAATCTGAGCATCAAGACCATCTTTTTTATTTTGGACTTCAGTTGCGCCCATAGCTGCTTCAACCCAGCTCTGTACATCACTTGCAGTTAAATCTGCAAAAACAGTAAAGTCTGATAAGTCTGAAGTGTCTAATTCCTGTGATCCATATACTGTCGCAGTAGCAGGTGTGTTTCCAGATAAAGGATTAGAAATAGTATTAACATCATCAGTTGCAGTTAATCGCCAATGTACATTAAAGACAGTATCTACATTACCATCTATTGTTTTAGTATCTACAGTTTTGCAATCCCATGTATAGTTAATTGCCATTTTTTACCTCGTTAATTTGTTTTTGTAAATCTTCTATTATAGCTTGTTGCTCTTGGATAGCTTTTGTTAAGACAGCAGTTAAAGCTGAGTAATTTATAGACATTCCATTTTCTAAACCTTCTGGAGATTCTAAAGGTTCATTTATAATTTCATTTATTATAGGTTGCACTTCTTGAGCAATAAAACCAATACTATTTTCTTTTGTATCTTTCCATTTAAAATTTCTAGGTTTTAAAGCTTTAACAGTATCTAACCCATAAGATATATCTTCTATATTTTCTTTAAATTTTTCATCAGAAACACTAGAACCGCCAGATGAATTTATTTGAAATTTAATAGCTCCCCCAACATAAAATTCCCAATCAGTTCCGTTTGTTCCAATATAACTTGTCCCACCTGTATTTGTCCAGGCTTGATATAAATTACTACCATTACCTTGCCACTGAAATTGTGTACCACCAGATGAAGCGTTAGCATGAAAGAAATAACCAGGAGCTGTAGTTCCAATTCCAATACTACCCCCTGTAGTTATAAATAAATCAGGATCTCTAAAACCACCACCAAAACCAAAACCACCAGATGAAACTCCAACATTTCCTTTTGTCGTGCCACCTTGAGCAAACTGCATGACTCCGCCTGCACTTCCTGTTCTGTCAAATTTTGATGCATCGCCAGAAATTACAACGTGCAAATTTTTGTCAGGTGCACTTGTGCCAATACCAATTTTTTTATTATGTAGTATTCGCATTGCTTCGCCCCCACCAGTTTTTATTAACAAATCAGCGTTTGAGCTAGTAGATGGATTACCTATTGATGCCCAATTATTTCTTGATTGGTTATAAAATCTTAGACCATAACTTGCATTGTAATCTACTGCAACTTCTCCTCTTACATCAAGCATTACATTAGGACTTGTAGTTCCAATACCAACATTTTCACTACTATCTATAGTGATAGCCGTTGCATCAGCATTATCGTCTATACCTTGAGAAGTAAAAGCACCGCCAACTGTTAAATCAGATGGTGTAGTCAAAGCACCACTTAACTTAGCAGAAGTTACTGTGCTATCAGCAAGGGTAGTTGCTAAAGCAACATTACCTGTGCCATCGAAAGAAACTGCACTAGCAGTAACATTACCAGTTAGAGAAAAGTTTCTACCTGTAGCTAAAGCAGTTGCGGTTGCAGAAT